TAGTGCCAGCTTTAGAAAACCATTGCCCGCCACAACACGAACGCCGGCGCACAATAGTTGGTTACAAAGAACTGTTGAAATGGACTAGCGCCGTTCGAGCAATGATTTTGGAAAACCGCATAACGCACAACAACGAACATTTGTTAAACAGCCATGTAAACCGCGCTGTTTTGATTAAACACCAAGGCAGCGTTGCCGTTTCAAGCACCCGTTCACCAGGCCCAATTGAAGCATGCCGTTGCATGATATGGGCAGCCGCGTTGGCGTCACGTCCGCAACTAATAGGCAAACCAATAATTGCAAGCGCTTTGCAGTAAAGTTTTATTGGCGCTGGCCAACTTGCTTTTCGTCGGGAATTGTCGGGGTTGGCTAGTGCCACTAAAAACTTACAGATTGTGACAAACTACAAACATGGGCATTTTCACAAAACAACCCGAACCGCCAAAAGTTGTTAAAGCTGCCGCTGGTGGAAACGCTGGCGCAACCCAAATAAACAACTTTTACGCGTACACCGAAGGCGACCAGCGCGCCCGTTTTATGCAAGTGCCTACGCTTTCCCGTGCGCGCGATTTAATGGCAAGCGTTATTGGTTGTTTGCCATTAGTCATGTACAAAGAAATGTGGAACGGCGACGAAATGGAACGCGTCCCCGAAGCGCCACGCAGTTGGTTGCGTCGAATTGACAAAGGCGTAACAAACAACTTTATTTTGTCGTGGACTTTTGACGACTTACTTTTTTACGGTTCGGCCTACTGGTATGTAACCGAACGTAGCGCCGACGGCTACCCCATGAGCTTTACGCGACTACCTGCCGCAATGATTACTTTGCAAGACCAACAGTCAAGCGTTAGGTTCGGCCCGTCAAAACAAATTTTGTTTAACGGCTTGCCAATGGATTACAAAGACGTTGTGCAGTTCATGTCACCAATTCAAGGTTTGTTATACACCGGTTACACGTCAGTAAATACCGCGCTTAAGTTGGAACAGGCCCGTAACCGAAACAGCCTTTCAACCATGCCGGCTACAACGCTTCGACAAATTGGCGGTGAACCCATGAGCCAGCAAGAATTGGCGGACATGGCCGCGGCCTACGACGCCAGCCGTTTAAATTCAGCCACAACGGCGGTTAACGAATTTGTAGAAGTAATCCCAAACACCGCAACACCCGACAAAATGCTTTTGATTGACGCAGCCGAATACCAAAGTAAAGAAATCGCCAGGCTCGCCAACGTCCCCGCGTACCTTGTTTCCGTGAGCATTGGAAATTACAGTTATGTTTCATCTAGCGAGGCGTCACGCGACTTATATACGTTCGGCGTGAAACCGTACATAGATTGCATACAAGAAACGCTAAGCGCGGATAACGTCCTGCCACGCGGTACTGGTGTTATGTTTGACATTGAAAGCTATTTAGCCAACGAATACAACACCAATGTTGAAGTACAAGAAACACCAGAGGAAATGAGGCAAGCCAATGCTTAGGCTTACACCACAAGAATTAAATTTAGACGCCGCGCAAGGTGACGCGCTGCCACGTAGAACCCTTGCCGGCGTCGTCGCTATCGAATACTTTGACGCCGTAGTTTCCGACGGCCAGACAGTTAGGTTTTTGCCTGGCTCGCTACCGCTTGAAGGCAAAAAGCCCAAAATGTACCTTTACCACGACAGCACCCAACCCATTGGCGTAGTCACAGAACGCACCGAAGTTGGCAATTTTGTAATGTTTGAAGCCAAAATTAGCGAAACCGTTTTAGGTAACGAAAGTTTGCAGCTCGCAAAAGACGGCGTTTTAGACAGCCTTAGCGTTGGTGTGCAGCCAGTTGAATTTAGTTTTGACGAAGCCGGCACCATGATTGTTAGCAAAGCCGACTGGCAGGAATTATCACTTCTGCCCTATGGCGCATTTGAGGCCGCCAAGGTCGAACGCGTCGCTGCCAGTATCCACCAAAACCAACCCGAAGTAGAGTTAAATAAAGAACAAGACCAAGAAAAGGAAGAAACCGAAATGTCAAACGAAGTAGAAACACCAGCAGTTATTGAAGCTTCAGCTGTTCAACCAATTTACGCACAGGCCCGTAAATTGCGTTTGCCGTCACCTAGCGAATACATTGCTTCATTTGTGCGCGGTGGTGCAGACTTTGCACAACTTAACGCGAACATCACGAACGCAATGGTTCAAGCTGCACCTGGCGTAGCGCCAGACATTAACACCGAAAGCACACCTGGTATTTTGCCAGAAATTATCACCGGCAGCGTATATGACGGGCTTAACGCTATTCGTCCTTTCGTGTCGGCAATTGGTACTCGTGCAATGCCAACCAGCGGTGCAACTTTCCGCCGTCCAAAAATTACGGTGCGCCCAACCGTTACACAACAGCCAACAGGCCAGTTGACAGCGCTCGACCCGTCAACCGTCCAAGTGTCCAATTCCGATATCAGCAAACTAACTTTCGGAACATACGTCACGTTGTCCGAACAAGACCTTGACTGGTCAGACCCAAACAGTTTGAACATTGTTCTTAACCAGTTGGCAATTGCCTACGGTCAAGCAACCGACAATTACGCGGTAGACACCATGGTTAGCGGCGTGTCACAAACCGAAACCGTTTCGGACATCACCGACCCAGAAGCTTGGTTGTCAGCTATCTATGGCGCTGCATACCAAATTTCAAACACCAGCAACTATTTGCCAACCCATTATTTTGTAAGTCCTGTCACATGGGCAAAATTGGGAATGTTGACCACGACAACGGGCGCCCCGGTATTCCCGTTCACTGGCGCAGCAAACCTAATTGGTCAAAACGCGCTTGGCACTTCGTCAGCAACATCATGGAACGGCAACCCGTTGGGCCTTGTGTTGGTAGTTGATAAGAACATGGCAGGCGGAACCACAACCGGAACCATTAGCGGTGTTGTAGGACATGCAGCAGGCCCGGCAGCTGGCTTCGAATTCTACGAACATCAAAAGGGTGCCATTTCAATTGACGTACCAAGCACACTTGGCCGCACGATTGCTTTCCGTGGCTATGCAGCCGCGTTTATGGCAGACGCAACCAAGTTTGTAAAACTGGTAAACGCTTAACACCCGAAAGGTAGGCCATTATGGCCGCTTATTCGGTCACCCAAAAGTACATAGTTGACAACTACGCGGTTGTTGTACTACTTACCAACGCAGACCCGTTAGAGGTTGGCCAGTCTTTTACCCTTGCGGGTGTAGACGCAACATTTAACGGTACGTACACCGTCCACACTTTGCCACCGTTTAGGTTTCTTGGCGTAGACGAATACGGTTTTTTTGAATATGACCCGGAACAGCCAATTCAAAACCAGGTGTTGTTTGCTAAGACCGCTGCCAACGTCATTATTAGCCCGGCTACGGGAACCCTTACCACAACACCTACTTGCACGTGGATTACAAGCGACAGCCAAATTGAAGACTGGTTAGGAATAGGAACAGCTACCGCAGCAGACCAAACCTTTATTACCCAATGCCGCCTGGCTTCGAATGAATTTTGTTTTCGCCGACGTCAAGAGGCAAATTACCGCGACAGCCTTACCACGGTGCCTAATGCTTCCGTGCTTTTAGGTGCTATTGCTTATGCCGGGTTTTTGTACCGTCAACGCGGTGCCGTAACCGACTTTGCAGGGTTTGACGGTTTAGCCGCTGGCGGTTCAATGGGCCTTAGCCCAATGATTAAACAGCTATTGGGCATTGACAGGCCCGCGGTGTTTTAATGCCTGTTGCATACACAGACCTGTTTAACGAAGCGTTAGACGACCTTACAGCCACGTTACAGACCGTTACAGGGCTACAAGTAGTTAACGACCCGCGCAACATTGTGCCGCCATGTGCGTTTATTGACGCGCCTAGTTTCGTGGCTTTCAATTACAACATTGTGCGGATTAGCTTTCCCGTTCGACTAATAACCCTTGGCCCTGGCAACTTGGACGCGCAACGTTCGCTAATGAACATGGCCGCCAAAGTGTTGGCCAAAAACGTTGCTGTTGTAGACGGACGCCCAACCATTGCGGTAATCGGCGGCAGCGAACTTGCGGCCTATGATTTAACTATTGAAATGCAAGCCCAAACAAGTTAGGTGCCAATGTTCATTATTAAAAGCCCCCGTGTTGGTGTCGTAGGCGCCGAATTTGTCGTTAAACCCGGCATAAATGTTGAAGCACTAATTTGGGGCGGTTTTATTGTTGAAGTTGCCGACGAACCGACGGACGAAGTATCCACACCCGCACCAAAAAAAGGTGCTAAAAATAAGAAAGCAACACACAAGGAGTAACACACATGGCCACTAGCACATACCTTGCCACACCAGGCGTTTCAGTTAATGCGGTTTCGCTAACCGACCAATGCACCGCAGCCGTATTTACGCACCGTTTTGACCAGTTGGAAAACACGACATTTGGGCAGACGTCACGCAGATACCAGGCAGGCTTGGGCAACCACGAAGTCACGTTGACCCTCTACCAGTCCTACATTGCTGGCGAGACCTACCAAACTTTGGCAGCCCTAGTTGGCAATGACAACGTAACGGTTGTTGTTGACGCCGCAGGTGAGCTTTTCACGCTAACCAATTGCGCGTTGCTCGAAATGCCAGTTGTAAACGCGGCCTTGGGCGAACTTAGCACCGTGGACATTACTTTTGTCGGCGGCACTTACAGCGTTGCATAAATAGCGCCGAATAATCGGCCCGACACGAAAGCAGGCACACATGCAATTAACCCTTGAAGTAACCAACCACGAAGGCACCTACCAGGTAAGCACAAACCTTTTTACCATTGTGCTATGGGAACGCCGCTTTAAACGCAAAGCTGCCGACATGGCAAACAACATTGGTGTCGAGGACTTACTTTTTTTGGCTTGGGAAGCAAGCAAGCAAGCAAAAATTGTTGTGCCGTCCGACTTTGACACGTACTGCAAACAAGTAACCGACGTGCAAGTTGTGGAACAAGAGGCCCAAAACCCTACCCAAGCGGCACCTACCGCCGGCAACTAGCCGAACTGTTAGTTGCAACAGGGTGGGCGCCGCATTGGTACGCGCAAGTGTTTGACACGCAAGACTTGTTAACGGTGGCTAAAGTTTTGGGTGAACGCAACCAAAGGTAACCATTATGCGCCAGCAAATTTTAGAAGTTCAAGGCATACAGGAAGCGCTGGCCGAACTTAACAAAATTGACCCAAAATACAGGCGTCAAGTAACCAAACGCATAAAAAACGCAGGCAAAATTATCCTTACCGAAGCCCGCAGCATGGTTGCCCATTTTGATAACAGCAAAGGCACAGGTGAACCGTTAAGCGGTATGCGTCGCGGCAATCTGGTTAAAGGCCGTGAAACAAGCTGGCGAACTGACCAAGTACAAAAAGGCTACAAAATTAAGGTTGGTGTCCGCGCCACTAAAGAGCGTTACGTCAATTTTGATAAAGGCGGTTACACCGAACAGGTAGTTTTTGGCTCGAAGCCTTACAAGCTTATGGTTGTGCAATCCACCGACGCAGCGGGTGTTATTTATGACCATGCCGGGCGTAACACCGACGGGCTATTTGTTACCAACCTAACTAAAGAGGAAGGCGGACAACCCCGCGTTATAGACAAAGCCGTTGAAAACAATAAACCAGCGGTACAAAAAGACGTTGAAGTTGTTATTGCAGACGTCGAGAAAATAACTAACCGCAACTTGAAAAGGCGCACCCGCTAATGGCAATTAACATTCCAATTATCACCACGTTTAGCGACGCTGGTATTGGTGCAGCCGAAAAGGTATTTAAAAAGTTTGGTAAAACTGGTGCCATTGTTGGCGCCGCTGTTACCGCCGCGTTTGGTGCAGCTGCCGTTGGTATCACCAAAGCATTGCAGGCCGCAGCCGAAGACCAGAAAAGCGTTGCGTTACTTGAAAAGCAGTTACGCAACAGCGTTGGCGCAACTAAAGCAATGGTTGGCGCTACTGAGGATTTTATTAGCGAAATGCAGTTTGCGTCTGGTGTGGCAGACAGTCAACTTAGGCCGAGCCTTGCAACGTTGGTTCGAGCAACCGGTGACCTTACACAAGCCCAAGACCTTTTAGGGCTTTCGTTAGACCTGGCTGCCGGCGCCAATGTTGACTTGGAAAGCGCCAGCCTTGCGTTGGCAAAAGCACAAAATGGCAACCTTGGTGCGTTAACGAAGTTAGGCATTGCGTTAGACCCTGCAATTATTAAAAGCAAAGATTTTGCGAAAGCCCAACAAGAATTAGAAAAGCAATTTGGTGGCGCTAGCGCGGCAGCGGCCAACACATTCGAAGGGCAACTACGACGCCTAAACGTCGTGTTTGACGAAGTAACCGAAACCATTGGTTACGCAATTTTGAACAACCGTTACTTTAAAGACGCGTTGGACAAATTGCCAGGTGCTGCACAAGCCGCCGTTGACGCTTTTGGTAAGGGTGGCATTAGTGGCGCGTTTGACGCGTTCGTAAAAAACATGGGTATTACCGGGCTTTACATTCAAAAATTTACGTTGGCCGTTGAATTGCAATTTGCGCGCATGAAAGCCGGCGTGATTGACGTTATTGACAACATGCTTTTGGGCATGGGTAGGTTCATTGGCGTAACCCAAGAATTAGGCGACGAATTAGGCGACCTTGGTATTACCAAAGTTGGCGAATTAGAAATTAAATTTAACAGCGTTCTTTTACAAATTGAATATGTAAAAGACGAAATGCGCGCTACCGAGGCGGCAGCCGCTCGACTAGGTGGCCAAGCCGAAGGATTAACTGGAACAGTTGACGGCGTAACAACCGCGTTTGAAGGCATGGGCGCAGGCGCAGGGGGCGCGTCCAAGAAAGTTAACGAACTGTACGGTGTCATTAAAGACAAATTGCAAGAAGCATTAGACGACGCAAAAACGCAATTGTCGGACGCCCAACAAGCGTTTACTGATTTTGGCAAAAACGTTGCCAACGGCATAAGCGAAGCGTTTAGCTTTAGCGACGCCAAAGACGCGGGCGACGAAACAGGCGCAGGGTTTCTAGCAGGGTTGCGCGACCAAGTAGCTGGCGTTAAAGAGTATGCCGGCAACGTCAACGTGTTGTTGCAACGTGGCCTTAGCCAAGACGCGTTACAGGCCGTTTTGGACGCTGGCGCGGAAGCTGGCGCTTCCATTGCTGCCGAACTGGTAGCAGGCGGCCAGGAAGCCATTACAGGGCCAAATGGTGTTAACGCGCTGGTCAACACCGTTAAAACCGTCGCAGACGCGCTAGGGCTTGATACGGCAAGCCGTTTCTACCAGGCTGGTGTAGACCAAGGCAACGCGCTTGTAGCTGGCTTAGAAAGCGTTTTAGCGAAGTATGAACAAATTTTAAAAAACCCTAATTTGTCAACTAAACGATTGAACGCGTTATTACAGCAAGCCCAAACCGACATTGCATTTACGCAGATAACGGCGGGCCAAACTATTGCTACGCCAGCGCCAACCGCTTCGAGCATGGCCAGCATTAACGAAGCAAAAGCAGCGCGAGCAAGTAGCGCACCAATAACGGTAAACGTGAACGGTGGACTTGCTACCAGCGCCGAAATTGGGCGCGTTGTAGCAGACAGCCTTAAAGCGTTTACCCGCCAAAACGGCCCGCTTGAAGTGCCTGTTGCTGGTTACTGATAATG